TTATTTTATATTATAAAACCAACATTCCAAAGTTTCTTTTAATTCTAAGCATTTGCTCATAGGCAAGTTTTGAGTTTCAATCCATACACCCTTATCATTTCCTCTAAAATAACACCTAACATCTTTGAAATATTGGAGCACATAGTCAGAATCAACACCTTCAAATTCATTATTTCCTTGATAACCATTAGGTAAATAGTTCGTTACAACATATCCAGTAGTTTTATTTAATATTCCTTCGTTAAACTCATTCATATCACAATCAGTATTTATTCCACTTACTGATCCTGTTTCACTATATTGGTGACCCACTCTATTAGTAAAGAAATTAGAATTTAATTTCCATGGAGTATTATTATAGTTTGCTTCCCACAGTGGATAATCAGCAATTCTGTTATCTAGGTTATCCATGAAACTAGTGTAAGTATAAATACCAATTTGCATATTAGATAACTCTTTAAATTTGGCAATAAACCTCAAAACATAATCCATTAATCCATTAAAATTAGTTTCTATGTCTAACATCGGAATAAGATCACTAGCTTTATCCTTTATAGCATTATAAAAACTATTGGCCTGAGTTTCTGGAGCGCTAGTTCCAACTAAGAAATGATAAAATCCTGTTCTTAATCCTGCATAATGTGCATTAGAATAATTAGTAGTTAAATAACTATCTGTAAAAGTTGTTCCTTCTGTAGCTTTAATATAGACAGCTTCTACTCCCGAAGCTTTTACCTGATTAAAATTTATATTTCCGTTGTGATTACTTACATCTATGCCTTTCATTTATATCTTCCTTCCTATAATAAAAAAAATAAGAGCAACCTATAAAGGCTACTCTAAAAACTAAGCTATTGTTTGTGCTGCATCTGGTGTTACATATTGTGGTTGTTGGTCTTCTGCTGGTGCAATAACTAAAGCTTGAACTTTGCTTAATTGATCTGTTAATGCTGCTAATTCAGCTTTTAAATTAGTATTATCTTCTTGCAACTGTTTAAGTAAAGTAGAATCATCTACAACTGCTGCTTTAGTTTGATTTACTTCTCCAGCTATTGCTTGTCTTATTTCTGCAATATCATCTGTACTCAGTTCTGGGAACTTAGTTAATAACAGTTTATCGAACATCTCTGCTTTACTTGCAAGTTTTTCTTCTACAGTCTTTGAAATTCTGAAATGTTCATCTACTATATTCCAGACAGCCTTTCCCACAGTTATGTAATTTTTATTTTTTAGGATCTGCTCTTCAACTCCACTTTTAATTAATTTACTTTCTAATACTTTAATTATTAATTTTAATGCTGTTTTTATCATTTTACATACCTCCAATTATTTATTGAATATTCCTGTTTGAACTGCATAAAAAAAGAAGCTTATTAAAGCTCCTCCGATTGCAGTTATAAACCACTTCATCATACTGGTTAGGTTTTTAAGATTTTCACATAAATTTTTAAGTTCTGTCTTTAGTTCTCTTCCATCCTGTTCAAGCTTATCTAATCTATCTCCATGATTATTAAGCCTTTTGTCATGAGTTTCAATCTTATCTTTTATTAATTCTTCATTCATATTACACCTCTTCTATTGATTATTTTTTATATAACAAAAGCACCTACATCTCTGTAAGTGCCTTTTAGTTCATTTACTGTTATAAATATATATTGTTTAGTATTTCTAAAATATTTAATTTTATCTTACTTCAAACCAATCTATTTTATCATGTACTACATAATCTGTGTAATTACCTTTTTTGAATTTATATACTGGTGATTGTGAATCATCTAAATCTCTGTTTTTATACCAATTTACAAAGCTAGTTATTTCTTGACTTGAAACGTCATAGCTTTTTATATTTCCATCCACTAATTCTATGAATAACGTTCCATCTCCTGTAGGATCTTGAGGTTCAGTTGGCTCAGTAGTTTTTGGAACTACATTTACTGTACATGATGCACTAACATTACTTCCATCATTTATTGTTGCTGTTATTGTTGCCTGACCTTCTTTTACTCCTGTTACTTTACCATTTTCATCAACTGTCGCGATTGATTCATCACTTGATTTCCAAGTCACTTGAGCTCCTGCTGGAGTTGTTGCTGCTGTTAATTGTTGTGTGTCTCCTTCTGTTAACTCTATTGTTGATTTGTCTAATGATATTGATTCATTAGAATTTATTAAGTAACCCGTGTCATCTATATCTATACAGTCTAAACCTAGTTTAAATCCATTATTACTAATACATTCAATTTTAACATTATGATCGCCCTTTTCTAATCCAGACACTTCAAACATTAGTGCAGGACTTATTCCGGGATTACTGCCATAATAAGGATTTATTAATGGATATTTTACACCATCAATAGAAATTTGCCATGCTAATCCGTTCGGTTCTGTACTGTCATAAGTGTTAATATATCTGAATTTTGTTCCATGAAATTTTATAGTTATGTAGCTCCCCAACGTTGTTGTATAATGCATACCGGGACCTGATCTATAAACATCATTCCACGTTCCCCATGTTCCAATATATTGTATTCTATCATCAGTATCGTCATACCTTTTCCATCCAATTTCAGGAGCTTTTAATACATCTCCAGCCTTTGCACTATTTTGAACAGTACCATTTAAATTACTAGTTCCAGCCACTCCAGTATCATCTGCGAAAGCACCTACACAAATCCCAAGCGCTAATATCAAAGTCATTAATAACATCACACTGAATCTTTTAAAATAATTTTTCATTTATAATTTCTCCCTTATTTTTTCTTCCTTCTGTTGAAACATATATTTAAAGAATTACTGTTGCCGGTATTTTAATTGTAACTGTTGCACCTGGAGCAATATCCCCAACATTAACTATAATGTTTTTAGATGTTGAACTTGGATCAATTTTACCTTGAGTACTTGTTACACCATTAACTAAAAAATCAATATGGTTAGGAGCTGGATCATTTACTACTACTGCTTTAGCTGTCTTTGTACCAGTATTAGTTACTACTATAGTATACGTAAAATTATCTCCTACCCATACTTCCTTTACATCTGCTGTTTTTACTACACTTAATGTAGTATCAGCTGCTCCATGAAATATAATTGTAACATCTCCACCAGCATTATTAGTGTTATCACCTTTTGCATGAGCAATATTAACTATCTTCTCTGAATCTGTTGGATCTGGATCCGGATTTGTTGGTTCAGCAGTTTTTGCGATTACAGTTACTACACATGTTGCAGTCAAACCATCAGCAGTTGTTGCTGTAATTGTTGCTTGTCCTTCTTTTAGACCTGTTACTTTACCAGTCGAATCCACTGCTGCTATTGATTCGTCACTTGATTTCCATGTAACTTGAGCTCCTGCTGGAGTTGTTGTAGCAACTAAATTATCTGTTTGCCCAACTTGTAAATTATCTGTAGACTTATTTAAGAAAATACTTGAGTGAATTTCATTGTAAGGTTTTATCTCTCCTATTGAATTAATATCAATTGCATCAATCCACAAAAAACCGCCATTATTATTTTTTATTGTAACACTATGTTCAGCATTAGATAAACCTGTCTTTTCATAGTCTAATCTTTGATATCCACGAACTCCTGGTCCTGATACATTTTCTACTTTTCCATCAATAGTTAAAGTAAACTGATTATATCCAAATACATAATTTATTATTCTTATTTTGTCCGAAATAATATTAAACTTTATTTCATTATTAGCAGGAATACCATAAGCATCTCCACCATATGACTGTGAATCATAATCTGTACCTATTGAAGCAGGATAGGTTATATTAACATTATTATTATTTATTCTTTTCCAGCCACTTTCTGGTGAAGTCAATTGTTGACCCAAAGTAGCTGCATTAGCCATACTTCCACCCTGAGCCATTCCAATTCCTACAAATATTAAAGATATAACAAACATTATGCTAAACTTTTTAAAGTAATTTTTCATTTATCATTTCTCCCTTATTAAATAATTTGAACAATAAATGAACGCGCGTTCTTTTCTCTATATTTATAGTAACTGCTATACCAATTTAATCCAAGTAAAATCGTAATACAAATTCTTTTATATATTCAAAATCAAGTAATTTTTTACAATTATAAATATAATCTTTCTAAAAGCACCATTTTTAAATAAGCACTAAAAAAACACCTTATTGGTGCTGATCTATTGCTTATATTCTTTTATTTACTACTTCCTATATTCCTATGATGCAGTACTTTCTGTAGTTGTATCTTCTTTAATTCCCATATCTACAAGAACTAATTTTACTTGCTCTTGTAAATTCAAAAGATTAGGAACATCCTTATATTCGTAAGTACCTCCTACTATTAATGTAACCCATACCTTTACACATCCGCTATTCTTGTTAAATTGCATTCTAAACACTCTCCTTAAAATTAAATTTATTATACTAAGCATTGGTCTTTCCCATTGCTACTATACTTGTTAATTCTGCATTTGCTTGTGTTAAATTTTCTACTTGTTCCTTTAATATTTCAATTTCTGTTTTAGGAATATCCTCAAATACTGGTGTATTTGGGGTTACAGACATGTTAATCCCTTTTAAAACTTGTCCTTCTGGAATTTCCGCACAGATATTTGTAAAGGTATCATTCTCAATATCTTCATTTATAGATTGAGTAAATAATACCTTCCCATTATTTTTATTATAAATTATTAATGTTTTCACTTCGCATTCCCTCTTTCTTTTATATTTAGATTATTTTTATCCCCATGCTTCATAATTTTCAATTTGGTTCCCATCATCTGCATTTGCTGCTACAGTAAATCCGGTTGATGATATGGTAATAGTACCAGCCCGTTCAAGACTATTTTGACTATCTTCGCTAGTGCTATGCATAATTGTATTTGATATGAATGAAGCATAAAATGTTCCTCTGCGGCCTAAATAAACAATCTTAGGCATAAATCCTAATGTTATAGTTATAGATCTTCCGTAATCAGGAAATAAAACACTACCATTTGCATACCTTCTACCTCCTAAACTTTCTATTGTTGCACTTCCTACTAAATTTATACCATTTGCACTACTAAAAACCTTTCCAGATACAACGTCATTAATTGTGGTGTTGCCTGTTACTGGTGCTATAGTTTGATTTCCACTTAAGTATTGCCCACTTGCAATTGTTTGTGCAGTTGTACTAGGTTGATAGGTTTGTGCGGATTTCGTAGTTATGCTTTGCGATATAGTTCCTCCAGTAGTATAACCTAATGGAATTGTGAAGCTCCCATTTATAGGCATACTATAATTTATAGCTCCATTATTAGGCATTGTTCCTATCTGATCATTGTCAACATCCGTACTAAAAGTATCCCTTGCTAGTACATGGGATGGTATTGTATTTCCCGTTGCACTAGCTTTGATAAAAAAACATCCATTACCACTATCTCCAGTAGAGTTATACCAAACTGTATAAGCTTTTCCTGATATTAGGTTTGGTGATGTTGTTGTTCCATGTTTATATAACTTTTTGCCATTTATAGTTGTTATAGCTCCACCATTGTTTACACTTGCTATAAAAGTTATTGGATATCCATTTACTAACGTTCCTTTGATTGTTAGCGTTAGACCTGTTGCAGATCCACCTGCTGTTTGATACACCATATCTGACAATTGCGTATTAATATCTGCTCTTAGTTGCTCAACTTCTGACTTCTTAGCAAATATTATTGTTGGATCTACTTTGAGACTAACAGTACTAGTATTCGAAATTGCTAATACCAAGTTTAAAAGTAATTCCTTTGTTGAGCCATCTGCAATCACAGGTTTATAAGTTTCAGCACACTTACATATTCCTAACATATTTCCTTCTTCATCAAAGGCCCCATATTCCCGTATAGTAAATCCTCCAACTGTTGAAGGTATCATCACCTCGATATTTATCCAATTTGAGTTCTCCTCATCAATTTCAACATGATTTATATTACCTTGCCAAACAACATTTTTTAAATCTGTTTGATCTTCAGTAGGATCGTAGTATGAGCCTCCGCCATCACCTACTTTCATTATCGAAAAATTAATTTTTGTTCCAAGCCCAACACTATTAGCAATTTTTGCTTTTCCTATATTAGTCAGCAAGCTATAGAATTTCTCTGACATTAAATCGCCTCCTTAGGATATGTTTTTATTTTCTCTAAACTAGAAGGCTGGAATGTCGGAACATAATAGTCTAGTTTAGATTCTATGTCATTTGGCGTCCATGGATATGTTTTAATAATTTCTCCTGAGAATCCAGTTAATGCAATATAAATATTAGATTGAGTTACAGCCATTAAATGATACGTGACTCCTAAATGAGCTGGTTTTAATTCTTCAATAATCTCCATAAGATCCTGTAAATAATTATAAAATCCACTATAACTTTTTAACAATAAGTCAAAATAGTACTGTGGACCATATTCTGTAATTGTTGTTTTATCAACAAAGCTATTACATATACCTCTAATTACTTCTTTTGTTGTTGTTCTTGTGCCTCGTTTCCTAGCTCTAATTCTATTTCTTCTATTTTCATAAGTATCATCTATTACTGTTTTAAGTCCGTATTCCTCTTCCCATATTGATAAGCTCCATGTGGCAGTATCTATAAAACATTGATTTATTAAATCTTGTATATCATTATTTATACCATCAACTTTTTCTTGTTGTGTTGAATATATTCTGATAAATATTTTTTCATTACACAAGACTGGTGGTACATATTCTCTAAGTAACATTAAGCATCACCTCTCCTAATACAGGTAATTGATTATCAGCTATAGGAATATTTACAGTTGAAGAATTTATCGATACACTTGTACAATCATCGACTCCATCAGCACTTAAAATTAATGCCCCTATCTTCATTATACTTATCTCTTTTAATTTCTTAGGCGACGACACAACATTCTTTAAATAATCAGATACTATACTTGATATATTATTCTTTAAAGTATTAGAATCATAAGTAGACGAATCAAACTCGATTTTCGCACAAATATTTAATATAAGCTCCTCTGCTGAAACTACAGTTACTATTGGACCTATAGGTCTTTCTTCTTCAATATGATCATATACGGCCTTTATCAAATCAGCACTTGCAGCTCTATAATTACTATTTGTAATAATCACTTTAACAGTACCATTACCATTTAACCCATTGCTTTTATCCCATAATGGAATAACATCAGCACTGCCAACACCAGTTACCTCAAGAGCCCAATTTTTATAGTGATATTTATTTCCACTGGTAGATGGAGTTTGTACCTTAGTTAAATATCTCTGATATAATGCTTCATAGGTTTCATCATCATAACCATTATCAATTTTTGCTTCATTAGTAACTCCATATATCCCTTCATATTTAACTGGTAATAAGCTAACATCTCCAACATTAGCATTATATTTACTTCCCTTATCACTTGCTATAATTCCTGTATATCCTATGCCTTCAGAATTGATTATTACATCTGATTGAGTTAAATATGTTATTCCCAATGCTGTTGAGACTAATACTCCACTTGGAAGTTTTGAATTTATTTTCCCAGTAATTTTAATAGTTCCGGTAGCTGTAGTAGCAAGCTTTTGCTCTATCCCAATTTCTAAGCATCTATTTTTTAAATCATCATAATAACCATTTTCTAGTGCACTTTTAGCAAATACTCTTTTAGTAACTTCATCTAGCATTAAAGATTGATAAGATAATTCATAACATGCTGGCATAAGAGCTGCATATATAAGACTATGTTCTGATGTATCAACGTCTGTTATGGTACTCGTCATTTCTTTATAATAATCTTCTGCACTTTTATAGAAGGCCATTTTATCACCAACTTTCTTCCTTATTATAGGAACCATAGATAGAGTTTATTGTAAATTCTGTTGTAAATGTATCTCCATTTTGTTCAATACTTATATTATTTACGGATGTTACATACATACCATCAACTAATGCTTCATTTAATATCGATTGAATATTTTTATTTACGTAAGTAATATCTTTTCCTATTAAACTTTTAAGATTATTGCCTTCATTAGGATAAATCAAATACCTTCCCTTTTGAATTTTTAATGCTAACCAACACCTAACTTTTACAGCTTCAATTCCATCAACTATATAAAACTTTCCTTTTTCATCTGTTAAAATTTCACCACTATCAAAATCAATCGCATATTCTTTTAATAAAGGTAGAGATTCTGATTTAGTTATTACATTTTTGCTTTTATTACTTGCTTGATTATAATCTCTTGGGAAAATGCTCATTGCACTCCTCCTATCTTAAATAAAACCAAATATTTCTTTTTATTTAGTTTTATCAATGCAACTAGATCATCTTGATTTAATTCTGATTTAAAATAAATAAAACCATCAGAAATAGTAGTTGTACTACCTCCAATAGTTCCTGTTAAAACATTAAATTCTCTTGTATGATCTAATAAATTAGGATTTATGTATAAATTATCTTCAAACAAAGATAAATCTCCATTTATAATCTCTAATGGATTTACTGAAACAATTCTTCCCATCTCTATCTCTTTTAAATCAATAGCATTCTTGGATGCTTTTTCAACATGTTTTATCCATTTTTCTTCCCATTTACTCATTTAATCACCTCTAATCATTCAAAGTATAAGTTCCTGATAACACATCACATCTAGCACTATCTCTTCTTCCATACCCTAATGACATGATTCCTGATTTAGCTGTAGATACGTCACCATTGTACAAACTAGAAAATATATTATGTTTATCACTGTTTAAGATTGTAGGCCATCCCCATTGATAACATAAATCGCATATACAGTCAAAAAAGAATTGATTCAAAGTAACACCCTTATTTAAACAAGTTTTTTCTATTTGCTTCGATACTGCATCCATTTCAACCTTTAACCACATTTCAGCTTCTTCCTCTGTACAGGTTCCTTTTGATATTGCAGTAGTTCCAATGCCGCCTTCAGCCTGCGCAGTAGTTCCATAGCCTATAGTCGCAACTCCTCCTGAATCATAATAAACACTGCTTCTGAATCCTTCCCATGATTCAGTAAATTCAACTAATTTACTAGAATATTTTCCACTACTACCATTAGCACTTCCTGAGTTTGCTTCCCACGCGCTATCTGGAACTACTCTTATAACTTTAGTAACTTCTTTAAATCTACTATCTTCTGACATATTAACAATTCTGCATACGCTCTTACTATTAGGCTCTTCTATGATTTGGTTATTTCCAATATAAGCTACAACATGTCCTGGATTAGGGAATATAATATCACATGCTCTAACTTTATCAGGAAAATCACTAGTTACATCTTTTCCCTCGGTCATCATAACTTCTGTTTGAGAATATAAATTACCATCACTAGATTTTATTTCAAGCTCACTTGCAAACTGATTATAAACATAAGCTATATATCCAGAGCAATCCATTCCTCCATCTGCTGGAGATTTACCTGCCCATTTATAAGCTAAACCTAAATGTCTCTTTAACTCGGCGATAATTCTATTTACCAAATCACTTGATGTGCCAATATTATTGGAATTACTATCTTGTTTCTCTTCAATATCTGTCCACTCAGTTAAATTTTGATTTTTACTTGGTGATAGAGTTAATTTACTTATAAATTTAAATTCTTTATCAAATTTGCTATTCTTAGCCCAGCTCCATTCACTTGAAACTATATACATGAACTTATCATAATAATTAGTCCCTGGAATCTTTACCATTACTCCATAAGCTACTTGATATCCTATATCACCTATGCAAGTGACTTCAAGATCTTCTGATGGCTTACCTTGTACACTTAACTTTTGGTTGCCTTCCGCTTGTGCTTTTATGGCCTTTGTATCATCGTCATCTACCTCAATATTTTCCTGAATAGTACCATATCTCTTGATATCATCATCAGGTAAAGATATTGCTCCACCTTTCCCAATCTCACTGTATACCTCACCATTGGTCTTATGAAATTCAATGGTTGTAATCATGTTTTGCATTGATTCGCTTATTTCATAATCAATCAAATTACCATCTGCTGAATTCTTAGATGTCGGAGCTTGTATTGTTAATCCACTATAATACTTATCCGCCTCAGTAATAGTAAGTGTTGATCCATCACCCTCTGTATGCATGTAATAATAAACACCAGATTTGGCCTTAGTAACTTCGCTATATATTGCATATAAAACCTTTGAAGCTGGTTTATTTTTAACCAAATGACTATCTATAATAATATTTCCATTATCACCAAGCTCACTATCGATTTGATAACTTGCTCCAAGAGACTTATAAATATCTATTAATGCATCCCTAACTGATATTTTACTAAAATTTCTAGTTATATTAGATTTACAAACCCACCATGTATAGTCATAGCAGTTTACTGATAATGTTTGAGCTTTACCTTTTAGATTTGTATCAATAACTTTTCCATTAAAGATTTGAGTTTCTTTATAAAATAAAGTTACTAAATCTCCCATCTCAATATTTAAAGCCAATAATGAGGCTGATAATGTTGCATATGGTACTTCAAAACTCAACTCTGCAGCAATTTGGCTAAAACTATTAGATAATTTTATTGACGTACAATAATCTTGTATATAATGATAATTCGCTGTATCATTCCACTTCCGTACTTGTAATTTTAGATCATTCATAATACAAACCTCACAATTTCAAACTTTGTCCAGCAGTTATATCTAATGGATTCTTAAGATTATTTTTATACATTAAATAACTCCACTTTGTACTATCTCCATATATCTTTGCAGCAATAGTTATTAATGTATCTCCCTCCGCTACATAATAAGTATCACTTCCATAGCTAGCTGCAATTGCAGCACTATTAACCGAACCTTGATACTCTACATTTAATTCTTTATGCTCTCTAAAATACAATGTATAATAAACATTCTTACTTCCATCCCTTTCTTCATGATCGAAGCCTATTATTTTGCAGTAATATGCATTTAAGGTTTTGCTAGCAGTATAATATTGAAATTCAAGTACCTGCTCCTGTTTCATCCACCTAGACAAAACTTCAACATAGTATTCTGGAGTATACTTTATATAAGAAACATCAAAGCTATAATTATTGTTTTCATATGGGAAAAAGCTCTCACATGTCCAGGTATCTAACTTAACATTTGATCCTGAATCTATTTCCCCAAATCCAAATAACTCTTGCACGTTAGTGGACATACTTTCTTTAAATTTAGGAAAAGGCGTGATAGGTAATACAATTTCTAGATTTTCAGCAAAACTTTTAATCCATACCCTTCTTAAATCACTCACATTCTCACACCTTTCTAATCATCTAAGTTATTTCTTATTTGTGAATGTTTATCTATTCTCTTTACTGCTTCCTCCATGAATTCATCAATATCGGCAGTTTTTTCAACTTTATTAATATTAAAATTAACCTCAGTTTTATTATTAGATTGATTACTAGCATTTGTTTTTGTTATAGCTCCGCTTTTCATCAAATCACCTGCAGTAGCAAACTTGACATTCGAATTATCAGTTATTAATGTTTTACCATCCTTACCTCCATACCACTTCAAGGTGCTTGGATCTACATTTTTATCTTGCTTATTAAATATATCGTCTGGACTTTTAATTCCTAGTATTAACTCCCAACCTTCTTTTGCCTCATTAAAGAATTCCGCTAAAGCATTTGAATTCTCATCCCAGCCTTTTTGTAATTCTTCTCCGAAAACAGGAATTTTACCTATTAACCAGCTAAGGCCTCTGTTTAACATTCCATCTGGGGAAAGTAATGATTTCAGCACTAAAAATCCACCACCTATGGCAAGTACATATGGGGCTATGGGAGCCAATGCTGGAACTAACCCAGCCAATATTCCACCTTCTGAAAATGAACCTATTACTCCAGTAAATGTTGTTATTATTGAGCTTACTTTTCCTAATCCCCACATACCAATACTAAGCTTTATCAAACTCGATGCGATTTCCGGATGCTCCATTAAGTAACCAAATCCAGTTGAAATTGCTCCACCTATATCTCCAAGAGCATTTGAAATTTTATTAAAGTTTTCACTTCCAGCAAATGAGTCCATTTTGCTAATAAAATTTTGCATTCCATTTATAAATTTCTCAAATAGTGATCCACTCTTAACACTTCCATCCTCAGCAATACCAACTAATTCGGCTAAAGACTTCTTTAGATTTCCAGTCATAGTAGATAACTTTCCACTGGCAGTTTGACTTAACTTATCTGTCATTCCAGTATAATTTTTATCTTTCATATACTGTTCAAATACTTTTGCTAATGCATCCTTGTCTGTAATTTGTCCTTGCTTATTATCAAAAGCCTTCATACCATTATCTTTTGCAAACTTATCTAACGTTTCACGTTTAATTCCAAATTGGGTCATACGTTCCCATTGGCCATTTATCATATCTGCATAAGCCTCTGTGGCTGTATCCATGTTTTGCCCCATAGATTTAAATGTTGCTCCTAAATCTGACATCATAGTCATCATTTTTTTACTATCATCTAATCCATAAGCTTTCATTTTAACTAGAGATCCAACTGTTTCAGATTCTTCCCAAGGTGTTTCATTCGCAAAATCTGTTGCCATTTTAAACTTTTCTCCACCTTTAGCGGCACTCCCATACAATGTATCAAGAGTCATCCTGCTATCCTGAAATTCCATAGCAGTTTTAAAACCTTCACCTAATCCTTCTTTAGCAGCTTTTAAAGAAATAAGGCCTCCTGTTATTTTAGCCACCATTCCTAACGTGGAATTACTAAAAGCTTGCATTTTATTTCCTATCCCTGTGAATGCATCAACACCAACTTGCTTTATACGTCCAAAAGCATCAACCCACGAATTACCACTCTTCGGAGCTTCTCTAGAAATTTCACCTGTAGCCTTTCTGAGTGCCTGCCCCATGGTATAACCTTCTTTAGTATAGGTCTGTGAAAGTTGAGTAATTTGGCTTTTCATATTTTGAGTAGCTAACCTATTTGCTCTTTCACTTTGACCTATTGAACTAGTAAACATTTTAAAGCCATTCGATGCTTTAGAAACGGAATTATCAAACTGATTAAATGTATTTGAAAAAGCATCTTTAATTAACAGGCTCCCTCCAAAGAAATCCTCCATAATTACTCACCTCACTTTTTCTTTATGAATGGATTCAATGATATTTTTTCATCTAAATCTTCTTCATGATTTAATTCCATACTTGCTATGTAAAACAATCTTTCATAATAAGAAAGACCAAGTAATTCTTTGATTTCATGTCCTCTATCTATGTAGTAAGAAATCATTCTGAATTCTCGGTCTTTTTTTATTACTTTTTTATCTCTTCAATTACTTCACTTGCATCTCTACCAACACCACTTAATGCTGATATTTCATCTGAAACTGCTTTAACTTCACTTGGATCTAAAAAGTGGTTAACAATCCCATGAGGATTAGTTTTACATCCATATCCCTCATGCAATTTTTTATCTTTTAAATTTGGCTCAACTATACCTTTATAGCATGCAATTATACTAGATTTATACATATCACCTTTTGCTTCTCTAATGGCGCTTTGTATTGTATCCATATCTAATGATTTAATTATTATTTTGCCATCTCCGATTCCGTTTTCCTTTAAAGACTTAATTGTTAATTCCTTCGTCTTTTCACTTATCTTCTCATCTAAAATACCTTTATTCTTAAGTAGGTCCTCTATTTTAATTGCCATATCAACATCATCCTTTCTATTCGTATGTTACTTTACATGGATCATAAGAAAAGTCATAGGTGCTCTCTAACATTTTAGTTATATCAGCATCTATGACTTTGAACTTGGTTAGTGTGCAATCCTCTATCATAACTCTTTCAACACCATCTTGGCTTGGATCATTTAATTCTGAAATCAAATCAAAATTGAATGGTAAACCCGCCTTAATTTTATCATTGATTCTACTTGGCAAATCGCTAAAGACTTTATGGAATGTTATTGTACCTGTTCCTTCTGCACCAGTTACAACTGTACCATTTCCCAGCTGACCAGCTATAGGAATCTTTTCGGTTGTTAGTGATGATTCTGCTGAAGCTGCTTTTACTTCTGCATACATATCACCATCTAGCCATAATGAAAAAAACTTGCCATTAATGACGTCCTTAGCTTCAAACTTTTCCATCTAATCACTTCCTCTACTAATAATTTAAGATAAGGTCTAAATCTTCCATAGCATCAACAACATAGACTCTTCCTTTAACAAATACTTTTTCATCTGTATCACATGCTAGTATTTCTTCATCTTTCATGTTTGAGCAATCATAACCCTTTTGATCTTCTAAATAATCCTTCTGTGCTTCCGCATCTAGCCAAGTTTCAGACGTTTCACCATCATTTAGAGCCCCTTGCTTAACCATGGTCCTCATATAAGAATTAAAAGCTGATACGAGTAGTCTTTTTTTGCTTAAAGAATTATTAACTTTACCTTGATAACTCTTCTTAAAAGTTACTTTTAGATCATCTCTAATCATATCGAAAATATCAACTACTCTAATCTTTTTTAGTGAGTCCTTTTCATCAGCCCCAATAGTTACTTTAGAATTAACACCCTTAGACAAAACTACTGATTCTAAATCATTATCATAGAATAAGAATAGCTTTCCTTCATCAACTAAAGTATCTAAATCATCGCCAACAACATCAACTGATTTAACTCCATCTACTACCATATTAGTAAGTGAACTATCTAAACCACAATTAGCAGCTAAACAAGCAATGTCAACTGTAAATTCTAACCCTGTATAAGTTGTTGTTCCATCTGACATATTTATTTTATTATTTATAAAATTAATAAGCCCCTCATAATCACCAGCGTAATCATGAAGGACCGCTTTTACTAATATATTATTATTCTTTCTTTGATCCTTAATAAACTGAGCAATTTTCAATTTATCATTATTATCCGATACTGTAGGACACGCCATGTAATTAAATTTAACATCATTTAATATTGTAAGTGCCTTTTCTATAGTCTCTGGAGTTTGAGCCGCTGAATTAAAGCATGCTACTTTTAGATTCTTAACACCTCTATCACTAAAACACCTAGTAATTATAGCTTTATTATCTGCTGAGTATTCTTCCTTTACATTTCGTAATCTTGTGTAAGTATGCAATCCAGTCACATTAGGATCATCTAATATTAAACACACAATCCCTCTTTTACTTCTACTGGATCCACTTTCAGCAAGTGCTTTAAGCAAAATCAGAATTTTTTGCATCGCCATTTATTTATCACCCTCTCTGTATATTAATTCTTCCATTAATTTAGTGTACTTTTCTTGATCCGGAATAGTAGTTTTATCATCTAAGTAATTTAACGTTAATATCAATGTGACAAAATCATCAGTTTTATTAAATTTCTTTTTATCAAATACCAACTTTCTACTTCCTATGTCCAAATATATATCAAACAATTCATTTAATTGGTCCTGCATATCAAGCAATTGCTCCTCGGTAACTACTTTGTCAGTAAAAGTTATAGAGATATTAACAAGTTTCTCATTATATCTTAAATAAGGATCAGTTGTTAAAGGTGTTACTGATACAAAAAATGTAGGAATCTTTACTTCCTGTTCATTCTTTTTAATTGAAATTTTAGACCCAAAAGTTTTTTTTAGTAAAACAGTTGTACTATATAAAAGCTCAACATATTTAATCATTTAAACACCTCATCTCTAATCCTATCTTTAATACTTTTTTGAAGCTCTCTTTGATAAATTTCTATACTATCACCAATCATATGTCTCCCAGGTACAAAGCTTTTTACTAATTTTTTGCCAATAGCAGGAATATATCTTCCTACTTCTTGAAAATGCCCTTCTTCAACTGCTTGAGCATAAGGAAGAGCACTTCCTATTCTAATTTTATAAGTCTTAAATTTAACTATTTCTACCTTGCCATGAGTCATTGACCTTCTTAAATTACCACTTTTCACAGGTGTTCTACTTTGAATCTCACCGATACACATGGTTGATTGTTCTTCCATCTCTTCAATAATTATTCCGCTTACCCTACTAAACTTTGTCATCATTTTTTTCTTAAAGTCATTAAAACTCAACACTACTGCTCACCATTTTCTACAATTATCACATCTTTTTTCTCTAGCAGCATAACGTCTAAGTAATCATCATCCCAAGGAATTCCAGTAATTTCATAAAATTTTTCCTTATACTTTATAATATAATCTTCAGTAATCTCTGGAATAATGTCACAAAACATTCTTCTTGTACACTCAATATCATATCCATAATCTTTCTTAGCTTTTTCAGTACTATAAGGCTGTATATCTACCATAATTGGATCCTGCGTTATTAATAATTTATAACCTGTCCTGCTTATTCCATGTTCATCATCATGATCTCCATAAATATAAATTTGAATTTCTTTATCATAAAACATAACGCCACCTGCTTAATAATACAATTTTACATATGGAATAGGTAACAAGGCTTTAATATCATCATTTATGCCAAAAGCTTTATCTTCACCATACGTTACACTTCTAGCCCCTTGTGTAATTGATTTTACATTTCCATTATTTCCATTCTTTTTACACTCATATGCATTTGTTACTATTAACGTTATTGCAGTACTATAATTGTCCTTTATATATTGATCATCTAACAAATCATTGTTTAAATAATTTTTAATAAGAGTTATAGCCATGCTAATGTATATATTCAACTTAGAATCTTCTTTATCTGTAGTTAATCCAATTAATGTTTTGATATCTTCTAACATTACTTTTTGCCCTTATCATCTGTTTTTTCCTCTAATACTTTAAATCCATTAGCAATTAGCTTATCCTTTTCATTTTCGGCTTCAACAACTTTAACCACATTTAATTTTTTTAATTTATACAAAACAATCATCCTTCCTTAAAGAAAAAGCCAGGAATAAAATTTCCTAGCTTAATGCTTCCTTAATATTTATTCTGCAAAGTTTTAGAGCTTCATCCATTATCCATAAATCATGATATTTTCTATAATCCAATTTCCATGCATCCGCATCTTGATTTGTATCAGGATCAAAAATTCTAACCTTATCGGTCTTATTTACTGCAATTGGTGCTGTTAATGGAGTTATCATCCAGTTAATATTTTTAGCAGTAGCAGAAACTTTAAATCCACCTGCAGTTTGACCAGATGTCTTACCATCATAAAACTCATATGCTGTTTTTAATCTCGCACTTGGAACTTTTATTATTGGAATATTATCAATAGATTGAACTTTAGTTTGAATATCTCCCTTTTGGAAATCGCAAGAACAAATGTATTTGTTAAACTTATCGCTTTGATCTAAAATTGATGAAATTAAAGCAGACATAGATATAACTAAAGGAACATCTCCACCAACAATATCTTGAATAGCAGCAATATCAGCTTTTAGTAGTTCAAATACATTTGATGCAGTTATTGTATTTCCGCCAGTTGCTAATACACTTGTAGAACCTTCGGCAACTGTCGCTTCAATAGCTAAACTTGCAATCTTAGAATATCTGAAAGAATCAATTTCCGGAACAACCTTAGTTGCTTGAAATTGTCCCATTACATTAGTAGCATTAGCAACAAAGTTAGATTCATTAACATCCATGCTATCTAACATAAATGTTCTACCTCTATCCATTGTCATAGTCTTAGTTTCATATTCTAGAACTATTGCGCCATCTGCAAAACCTTTTGATCTGTCGTAATCTCCTAATCCATCCATAGATATCTTAGGAATTTTTACTTCTTTACCACCATTGTAAATTACCTGACCTGCATTAGCATCCATCCATCCTGATGTTAATTTAGCTACTGCTTGTTTATCTAATGCTTGTTGAAATAAAGTTGCATATGCAATTGTGTTAACTGCCATAAAATATCACTCTCCAATTTTTATAATTTATTATTTTTACATCATCATTTTTGCTAAATCGTCTGCGGTTAATTCACCAGCACCATTTTCACCTGGTGGAGTATAATTACCATCAGCTATTGCCTTTTTTACGCCACTACTAACCATTTCATCAATTATACTTTTAAAATTTCCAATACTAGCTTCAACATTTTCCACGTTGCTAGTATTAAAGAACTCGATAGTCTTTGTAGGGTCAAAACCAGACTGTGTTAACAAATCTTTAATTTTAGATTGATTTGCTAAATTCTGTGCTTCAACTTCCTTCTCATTAAATTTTCTTTCCAGCTCCTCAATTTTAAGTTGCTCTGGTGTTTTCTTCTTACCAGTGGCCTTAAGAACCTCATCATTAATAAGCGTTGGTAAATTGTTAGTCTTCCAGGTTTCTAATGCTTTATTGGCGTGCGTATCCTTCTCTGAATCAATAAAAGATTTAAAAGCTTTATCGCTTTCTAACTTGGCCTTAAAGGCGTCTAAAGTCGGCTCAACTTTAAAAGTTGATTCGATATCAGTTCCCTTTAATAGTTCATTGATATCATCTTCATCTTTTGATGCTTCAATTTTCTTTAATAACTCTGCTTTTTTCATGTTATATTCCTCCTATCCCCTAGACCATGTGAGACACGCCCTAGAACATAAATATTTTTTAATTTTGTATACTTTTCTAGCCTTTTATCGCGCCATGCTAAGGGCAAAATAAAAAGCCTTAGATAATTCTAAGACTCTATTCACACTTTCTTATTAACTTTTCTTTCATTTTTAAAATTTGATAATCTTCTTTTTCTTGTAATTTTACTGTCTAAAATTTTTACAAGCTCTACATTTAGAATTTCATGTATATTACTTAATTCAGAATGAAATTCATTAAATAATTTTTGAAATTCATAGCTACTTAAGCCTTTACCCTTAATATATACCTGATTCTCAAAGTTAAATAATCTAATCTTTAATTCATATAAGTAATTTCCATTTTCAAATAGCATATAATAATTCTTTAATTTTGAATCTATTTTATTAATATTACCTAATAATTGATTGACTTTAGGTTTAAACACAGAAACTATTGCATCTATATCTTCAAGTGATGATTCTAAATATTCATTTTCAATTTCTTGACAGACACTAAATATTTCCTCAAAATCTTCACTGATTTTTTCCCAAACTTTTAACTTCTGTTCCATAATAAGTTTTCTTTTTTCATGATAATAATTAAACTTAAAAGTAATAATTCCTCCAATAATGGCTCCTAAAAGTGTGGTAAAAAAACTATTATTTAATAAATTAAAGACTTTATCCATAACAACCTCCATTTACTATAATTTACATGTATTATAACAAAATAAGGCATAGTATTCTATTGCTTGCAAAATAAAAACACCTACCTATTTTAATTAAGCAAGTGCTTTTATTTTAAATTGAATTTCTTCTTAATTTTTTCTCTAATTTTTATTTCTTCTTCTGTTGGTTGTTCATTTTCTTTTGGAATTTCAGTTGTACCATCGCTGTCATCATGGATTAAATATTCTATTTTATTGTCTTTTTCTTTTAATTTACTCTTATCCAACTATAACCGTCTCCTTATTGAGCTGTATACTTAAATACTCCTATTTCATATATATCATCAGTAGCCTTAATCCTAGCATGCTGACTTTCATATCCTAATTGTTTATATTCATTATAATACTCATTGTAAATTCTTTCAATATCGACGTTTCTATTTATGTTGCTTATGCTATTAACAGTTCCATCATGTCCAACAACTATAGAACTTTTAACATTTCCTTGTCTAAATGCTGTTAATATATCAGCTATAGATGGTCTACCGCCTCCTGGATGATTATGCAGTAAAACTATTTCTCCTTTATGATTAGTAACTTTTTCATAATCAGCTTTTGTTAGTCCCGTTTTTAAATTATTATCAGCATTTCTATTTGAAACTATTTCTTTGCCTGTTCTTGCATCTAGTACAACTAAATCCTCATATGGTTTTCCATCTCTATGCTCTAATATCTTTTTACTTTCTAAATATATGTTTTCTTTAGCTGCCTTATTCAAAGGCAAATTTTCAAATTTGTCATGATATTCTTTAGAATTAGCCATCTGTCTATTAACTGAATAATTATTATTAATATCCTTTTTAGTTATTTTTAATTCTTGATTCTGAACTAAATTCTTTTTCCATTCTTCATAACTTTGCCAATTAATATTTTTCTTAGTCTCATTATCAAGTCGTGTCTTAGGATGCCAATCTTCATCTGGTAATGATATATAAACACATCTACAAAATGGATGCTGCGGTATTTGTACAGGCTTTTTATCAACATCGAATACTTTAGTATCATACTGAGCACACTTTGAGCAGACTTTACCATCAAGAGTAGCCATATACATAACTTTCTTTATTCCATGATCATGTTGCCATACATCATTAGCACCTTCTTGTACTCTACATATATTATCTTGAACTAATCTCTTTGTTTCATATGCATTCTCGTTATATTTTTTCTTTATTTTATTTTCTATTTCATTTACATTAGTTTCACCATTAAGAAATTTTTTGATTTCATTTCTTAATACCTTACTCATATCATTTTTATTATTATATAACCTATCTGACCAAATTTTATCCTCAACTTTAGTATTAATAATATTTTCTAACGCTTTATCGTCAATTTGAGTGAGTTTAAAATCAATACCGAGGCTATAAAGATAATTATTTGTACTATATTTACTTTTACCAACATCGTATAATATGTTCTTAGTTAAATTAGTTTCGAAATCTAATTCTGATTTGAATTTATCAATAATTAAGTTGCTTAACTCTGAATACAAATTCTTCTTCTCTTCTGGACCTAATTTCATTATATTATCCAAAATATTATACGATAACAGTATCTTCGCTATTTTATTTAAAAGATCATCTCTATTTTCCTTCTGTCCCTTATATGCTTCATTGATTTTGTTATCATTTTGACCGTATAGCTCTTTAGCAAACTCCAATGTTTTATCATTAAAAAATTCTTGCTCTGGAGTAAGCTCTTTCTTATCCATTATTGTTAATTACCTTATCCAAATCAACCTCATGATTCAGTTCCTTTTGTTTTTCTGCATCAATAAGCTTTTGCTCTCTTTCAGAATTGAATATAAAACTAAACAATGTTCTCATTGTAGCTTTTGATAAAACACCATCTGGAATTTGAGATATAATTTGAGCTATTGTTAAATCATCCTGAGGGATATTTAATGTAAATTTGGTTTCTATATCTCTGTAATCATAATTTAAATTTTCAAGTTTATTAAACAATTTAAACATAAAATATAGTCTGCCTTTAATTATGTTCTTCATTGACCCTTCAGAGTTCTTTATTCTTTGTTCAAGTCCTATAAGTCTATTTCTAAGAGCAGAGCCACTGAGATTTGATTGCATTTTTTCATTTGTATCAATATGATTAGACAATTCATACATTGTTTTCTTCAATGTATTAAGAGTATTTTGGACAGCTGTATCATTAATTTCTTTAGTAACAAATGATACTTTTCCAGCTGCATCAACAGAAATTGCCCCTTTTTCTTTTAGGTAATCAAGTTGTGTTTTTCCATCTTCATCTTTATTTTTCACATCTATTTGACAACCAGAAAAGAGCAAATAAGCTAACCTATAGTCAGATATTTCATTTACAATATCACTTAAATTCGTACAAAAAGCATCCTGTAAATCCTTTAATTCATTAAATAAAGTATCCTGTTCTTTATATTTACTCACTACACCAACTCTTACAGGAACCTCTCCAAATCTATTAGGAGTGGGTTCATCAATCTTATTAAAACTTTCATCAACATGATAAATATAATCTGGTGTGTAAATATCAATATACTGTTTTGTATCAAATTTCTTTTTATAAAATCTTAAGAACATTGATATATTCCCGAAATCATCTTCAAGAATATAGCCATCACGAGGGCTTATTACTTTTGCATTGAAAAAGAGTTCATTATTTTTTTCAGTTGTATAATATAATTCGTAAACACTACCAAATGATAACATATCTCTAAGAACGTTCTCTTCATGATTCTCATCCCAGTGAGCGGTCTTATGTTCAATATAATCAATTATATTTTTATTATCACTTTTGCTACCATAAGTAATTTTGTTACTAACTAAATAAGCAACTTCTTCCATAATAAACTTTTTGATGAAGTTAACTTTAATTTTCAAATTGCTTCTTTTCGGATTTCGCTTATATTCCCTATAAGCATCTGTTTCCCCTACTATGCAATAATCATACATCTTATCATATAGTATTTTTCTACTTCGAAAATCACTTATGACATGACTTAATAATTCTGAGTTGTCCTGTATATATCCCACATTAACACCTCCTCCTAAAATAATGAATTTCTATCGAATATTTCAACTTTACTAACTACTTTTATTTCTTTTAAAGCATTTTCACCCTCTGAAATCATATCTATAAAATCATCATGAGGAGTATATTTTTGACCTTGGAACTCTAATACTTGTTTAACTGCTGCTGAACTATCCTCACAATCAGAATTTATAACTATCTGTCCATTATTTACCGGATCCATAACAGTACTTATTTTTTCATCCTTGTTTGTTTTCTGCATTTTATTAATAAATTCAAGGCGCCTACTCTTTAATTTAGGTTCTTTATCAATTAATTCTTGTATTTTAAGAACATCAGCACCCATAAATGTATTTTTCTCAATAACAACATGAGTAATATCTTCATGCCTTCTAATAAAATCAACAGCCTTTTCGCAATAGTCATTATATCCAAGTCTTTTCATTAGTAAATCACGAACATAAGTAAAGTCATTAGTTGCTTTACTCATCACTCCCATAGCAGTATAGTCATTTTTCTTACTTGTGCTTGCTGCCGGATCTATAACTAAAGCTGTTTTGATAAATTTGTGGTTTTCTATCTCCTCACTAGTTCTAGTAGCAATAGATTTAAACCACTTTTCGCCTATAGCTGTAGCATCATTCATAAGCTCAGACATAAATGCAGCTCTATCTTCCCAGTATTTAATCGCTAAATCATTAAAGCAATCCCATTTTTCGGGCCACCAGGTTTCAAATCGCATTTCTTCCTTGTGATCCTCATAGAATTGCTTAGCTTTTTCTTTTCTTTCTTCTTTATTTAGTTTTTCATCGAAGTATATATCATGACATTGTAACCACAAATCATTTTCAAAAATATCTTCAACAGTCTTGTCAGTTTCAAGAATTATTGCACGCCTTAAAATGGTATAATAATCACCATTTCTGCTTAGCTTAGACATTAAACAATCAATATGTAATACTGTTCCAATAGCAATGATCTTAGTTGCAGCTTTTATTTTTTTACCAGTCCTATAAACTGCTTTATCTCCAACCTCTTCAACTTCTTTTGTCCATTTAGAATATTGTTTTTCTCTAGCTGCATCAGTTAGGATATTCTTCTCATCCTGAAAATCATCGCCTATAAATACAGTTGGTCTAATTCCTCCCCAGTTCGAACCTCTAACAGATGTTCCAGAACCAACGGTCCTAATATAAGTTCCATTAGTAAACTCAACTTCATTGGCATTAACTGTATATCTTTCTCCATTTGCTTTTACAGCCTTAATGTCAATCAATTTACCGAAATTTTTAATAATCTTCTGATTCTCATTAAATACTTTCTTAATAGAATCCAAGAATTGAGTTGCATCTGTATCGGTTTTAGCCCCAAGTAGAGTAAAGAGAGATTTTTTGTAGCAATGTAAATATACACTGACAGCCATATCAAAAATGGTAGTCTTTGCGTATCCTCTTGGTTCTATGATTGCTGCTTTATCTCTTTTATCTTCTACAAATATTTCATTTGCAATATCCCATAATTCATAATGCCCTCTAGATAATGTTCTAGCTACATTTGGCACATGGTCCACCGGATAACTTCCATCATCATTCATTCCTTTAGGCACAAAAGTATCACTCATGAAATACAAACAGAAAAATTCAATGTCTTTGTCACTTAGCGCCTTTGCAAGTCTATCTAAATCCCTGCTATTAGTCTTTAAAAGCTTATCTGCAGTACCCGAATCATAATGTTTAGTGAGGTATTTATTTAACAGATATACCTCATATTTAAGCTCTGTATCAAATTTTAAGTTATCAAAGTATATCATGTTATTCCTCCTTTTGAACATAATAAAAGAACCCTATTTCTAGAGTTCTTATTAATTAATAATTTTTGCTTTGTAGCATTTCTAGTATTATTCCTAAAATTAAAAGTAAACCATCATCTTCATTGACTATCCCAAATTTTCTAGACTCTCTATCATCAAAAACACCTGCAAATTTGTTAAATTCTTTCTTCCACTCATCTAAATTATAAGGTGTTTTTCCGTCTATTAATATATTGGTCATATATGGTTCGTATTTTTTCCCTATATATCTAGCCACATCTCCATTATTAATCTCGTCTTTTATTTTTGATAATGTTTCCTTTTTCCCTTGAGAAATTAGTGCTATAATTTCCATACCTAATATTTCTATTCTGTCTATTCCTGAAAAACCTGCCAAATTCTCACCCCCTTCCATATAATACAATTATACAAAAGTTGGTATATTCCTCCTTAGTATTACAACTTATTACCATTTAATCGAATTTAAAAATTATAGAGAAATTTTATGGAGCTTGTCGACCGTATTTTTTGATTTTTCATTTTAGAAGGTACCCCACCCATAAATTTATGCTATAATATCAATACACTTACGCTATAAATATTGGGAAATAATTATTAATATTTATTCGATAATAAATGCATATTTAATAGTTTATACACTTATTATTCACTTGTTTTATGCATTTCTTTATACATAATTAATGCACCCTATCTAAAACAAGTATTTAAACCATTCCTTAATATTTCACTGTCTTTAATTATTTCGCTAAACTGCAACTTTGCGAAATAATTTCAAGTATTTATATATTTTCTTATTTTTTAATTTGGGAAATATCTTCTATATCATTATCCTCTTTTATTTCATTAAGCATATCATCTATGTTAACATCAACCTTAGTATTATCTTTGCTAATCTCAATTTTATCTTTGAACATTCCTAGATGTCTTCCAATAAGTTCTAAAGCTTTTAATCTATCATGAAGCTTAACTTCTATTCCATTAGCTCCTTGCTTTATACTTGCTATAGCTCCAATCTTATCTTCTGGAATGTCCTTTGTTGGAACGATATTAACTCTCTTATATTGGCCCATATCTTCAACTTCAAAGAAATCAGTAGGCTTCGCTAGTGCTATCTTCCTTAGCTCCTCTAATACCACATCCTGAGTTATCTCGGTACGTTTCTCTCTGTCTTTCATTCGTTTATCTATATACTCTCTTATTTCATATTTTTCCAGCAATAAAAAAGCCTTTTTATTTGCGTATGAATTACTGTATCCTGACCTTATAGCTGCTTGTGTGACATTAAGATCAATCAGATACTCATCACAAAACAGTTTTTGCTTTTCCGTTAACTTGGCCATTAATGCCACCTCACTTTCTTTGTAATATGAATAAACCAGTAGATACTATATATTCTCAAGCCATGGAGGGATTCCACTTCCTTTCAAAATATATTTTTTGTCTCTACTGGTTTATTATCATGTAATTAGGAGAGCTTAAATTCATCTTTTGCTCAATCCTAAGTTTCCTTAATACCATTATAAACTATCTAAAATCAAGTGAACACGACAATAAGGACGACATTTTTATTTCTTTTTCTATTCTTTGAACATGTCGCTCACTCAAATTTAAAAGCTCCGCAGTCCTTGTCTGGGTATAGCCTTTAATAAATCTATAGTATTTAACTTTTTGCTGATTATTTTCTAAAAGATTCACATACCCGTCATCTACCTGCAAGCCTACCGATACTATTAACTGTTCATCTAACTCTATTAAGGCCAATATCTTTTGTCGTTCCTTATAGTAATCCTCTATTCTCGGTTCTTTCTTTCCGCCATGGATAGAATCATAATCATTATAGCTCGTTCCTTCTGGCCATCCTTTAGGTCTATATGCCTTCAGATACTTCTCATCTAATTCTTTTAGAGATTTTAAATTATTATCTATTCTCTTTCTAATTTCATCTACAGCTATATTAATCATTGGCATCACTCCTTTACATCAATTTCAATTCCTGTTTCTATAGTCCACTGTCTTTCACTTATAAGCTTGTCTTTATGTTCAATATTAATCTCTTTAACCAATAAAGATTCATCAAGATCCAATGCCTTTCTATGACAACGCCATAAAATCAAAATACACATCTGTATTAAGTCAAAGGTTTCTCTTATGATCTCCTTTAGGTTAACTAGTGTTTTATTCATATGATATTTTTCCAAAGCTTCAATAACCTCACTATACTCCTCAGTCAATTTAGCTGCTATTTGATTAAGTGACAATGTTGTATTATCTATCTTCAATCTATCATTTTTCCTCAAAACATGCATCAATAATTTCATTCCTACATTTTCCCACCTTCACGTTTATTTTTTTCATTCCAAGCCTATCTACTTTTTAAGATGTGTACAATGTTAACACATTTTCTCTATATATACGTATACGCGTATTAGGCGTACGCGCGCGTACATGTATATGTCTATTTATATAAATAATAATATATAATATATTTATGTTCACATTGTACACAGTAGCTTTCAAACCATTATGGTTATCACGTTTATTGCGTGAACAAAGTATGTGAACAAAGCAAAAAATTCAGTTCACGTTGTACACGTTGGTATAAACTGTAAAAAATAATCTTGTACACACCTTTTCAGCCTAATTGCATTGATTTTAGAAGTTTAATTATTTTTGTTCACACTGTACACTTGCTATTTTTAATCGTGCTTTTACTGCTTCTAAAAGTACATTTTGATTAATTTCTTTACTACTTAATGCCTTTATTACATCTTCATCTACTGTATTTTTAGCTATAATATGATGGATAACAACTGTCTCCTTTTGCCCTTGTCTGTGTAATCTAGCGTTGGCTTGTTGGTAAAGCTCTAAGCTCCAAGGAAGCCCAAACCATGCAACAATATTCCCACCATACTGGAGATTAAGGCCATGACCTGCTGATGCAGGATGTAATAGAAGAATTGATATTTCTCCATTATTCCACTTCTTAATATCCTCTTGACCTTCCAATACTTGACCTTTAAGCTTGTTATCTTTCAACGTCTTCATAATTCTAGCTAAGTCATGTTTGAATGAATAGAATACTAGAACTGGTTTGCCATTTGCTGCTTCAATAATATCTAGTAATGCATTTAGCTTTTCCTCATGAATCTCTACTACTTCATGATCTTCTGAATAAATTGCGCCATTGGCTATTTGAAGTAATTTACCTGTTAATACTGCAGCATTAGTTGCTGTTATATCCTCACCATCCAGTTGAATTATTAAGTCTTTTTCAAGCTCTTTATATTTATCCTTGGCGCTCTTTGGTATATCTATATAAATCTTATTATCAATTCTTTCAGGTAAATCTAAATAGTCCTTGGCCATCATTGAAATGCATATATCAGATATTTTATTATGGATTGCATCCTCTGCGCCTTCTTTAAGATTCCAGTTATAAACTATATGTTGGTTTCTATCACCAGGAACAAAATACTGTTCCCTATAGCCTGTAATTGTTCTACCTAACCTTTGTCCACCATCAAGTAAATATAATTGTGGCCATAAATCTATTAATGAATTTGGTGCAGGTGTTCCAGTAAGTCCTATAATTCTTTTAAAGTACGGCCTTACTTTCTTTAATGCTCTGAACCTCTTTGCCTTACTCGATTTAAATGAACTTAATTCATCTATTATGCATGTGTCCCACTTCCAAGTTTTAAAATAATTATCAACTAGCCAAACTACATTATCTCTACTGGTAACATAAATATCCGCATCCTTTTTAACTGCTTCATCCCTTTGTCTTGGAGTTCCTAAGATAATTGATATTCTTAAGTCTTTTAAATGGTCCCACTTTTCAACTTCTGTAGACCAGGTATCTTCCGCAACTCTCTTCGGAGCTATGACAATAACTTTATTTGTATCACCTAAGAATAATAAATTATCTATTGCAGTTAATGAACTAACGGTCTTTCCCATTCCCATGTCTAGAAATAATCCTGCAGCATTATGGTCCATAACATGATTAATTGCATATTTTTGATAATCCCACGGTTTAAAATTCATATAATCACCTTCTTTCTACGTCTGTTTGTAGTATTACGTATTAATATAATCCACTATCTAATAATTTTTCTAACTCTTCTGCCCATTTTTGCTGATTTGGAATATCTGATTTTTTATATCTGTTAATTACTGCTGATATAAACCTATTAAAACCGTAATTACAGTCACATATCATGTTAGCCAATTGTTCTATATCAAAACTTACATTATATGCTTTTTCATTATTCAAATGTTTATAAGAATCTACCATTAAAAATCCTCCAATCTTCAATTCTTTTAGTACGTATTATCTACAAATTACGCTTTGTATTAGTACTATGAATTAAATTATTTAAGTACTTATTTTTAAACCACATATAGATTAATTTTTAATTCTTCTGTTAATAATGGATTAAGTCTTTTAATTTGCTTTTTATAGATTCTGTGGCTTTTCGCGTGTATCCCTATAATTAATAACTTACAAACTAATCGTTTATCTTTATAATTCATTTTTATTCCTCCAATTGTTTATTTACTTCAAATGTTCTATACATAGACATTATATTTTCAATAAATATCTCTACCTTTTCAACAGTATCTAAACATTCAACTTTAAATCCTAGTTTTCTTAATTTTTTTGCTCTATATTCTTGAATTTTTCTAAGTTTCTCACCTGGTGCTTTAAGTTCTACAAATATTACTTTTCCACCAGGTAAGAGCACCATTCTATCTGGTACTCCTATTACTCCAATTGGATTCCACTTATAAGCCTTACCACCTATTTTCTCAATTTGCTTTTTTAAATAACTTTCAATTCTGCTTTCTTCCATCTTTATTCCCTCACAAAGGCTCTTTGAGTTCCATAGGTCTTTCCGAATCTTAATCTACCATCATAAGATTTCCAACCATCAATGCCTTTTAATATATCATTTATTTCTCTTGATGTAATTGGTGTAAGCATCTTAGGATCTCCATTGAATAATTCACACCATATTTCCATTACACAAGTTTTAGTTCTTGTAATTGCACCTTCTTGGCTTTCTCCAAAATCTCCACCATGTATATAATTTCTTTTCTCTGCTATACCTAGGTTATACCAGTTATCTGTAATAGGTTTATCTAAATATTCTTCAATGAGACCTGCTTTTGCACTTTCTTCTGAATGGGCTTCCTGTTGCTTCTTAGCTTCTTTTTCTTCTTCATAATTTAAATATAAAGTTTCTCCATTATTAAATAGCTCTAAAGCTTCAGCCCATATCTGCCCAATCTCATACTCTGTTAGATCTTCAAATACATTTTTATTAGGTTTATTTATTGCGATATCAACTGGCCAAAATCTTCTATTACCTGTTTTATCCCTTAAAAATTCGCGTTCATTACTTGTCCCAATAAATATACATTGTCTTGGAAATCTGCTTGTACGTCTTCCATAAGCAACTCTATATATATCCTCAGTCTTACTTAAGAAATGCTTTGTTGCTTCAATATCAGCCTTTTTTGTGGCCATCATTTCAGCCATTTCTAGAATCCAAACCCCTTGCAATTGTTCATAAGCTTCCTTACCATTTACAGTTGTTAAACTATCACTATACCAATCTTGACCTAATTTTTTAATAATAGTACTTTTACCTACTCCTTGTTTACCACTTAAAATAAGCATATTATCAAACTTAATACCTGGCTTAAATACTCTTGCAACTGCTGCAGTTAATACTTTTCTTGTTACTGTTCTTACATAATTGTTATCTTCAGCACCTAAATAATCTATAAATAATGTATCAACTCTCTTTTCACCATTCCATATAAGACCATTTAAATAATCTTTTATAGGATGAAATGAATGTTTTTCAAAACTTAGAGCTAATGCATCAGCACATTTTGCAGTACTTGAAATATGATAATATTTTTCTACAAACTCCCTAAGTCCAGAATCATCTGTGTCATTCCAATCTTCTTTATTATTTTTATTTCTCCATGGAAGTTTACCTACCACTACAGCTCTATTTGAAAATTCATTGTAAGCAATCTTTCCTTTTAGTAACGGTTCATTCTCAATTATTAAAGAGAAATTACTTATTGTGCTTGCAAGTTTACCATTTAAAGTGTAAGTAAGGTTATCAAGCCATTCTGTATTCATTTCTTCATCCGACACAATAACATCAAAATCCTCTTGTGCCTTTTCCATACGCTCTCTACCTATGGTTTCCTTAACCTTTTTATCATTAGCAGCAAACTCTGTCATTTTAGTAAATGAAGGTAATCTATTTGCTGGTGTATCTTCCTTTGCGTTATCATCTAATTCACCGAACTTATGAATCCTTATTAGATCAAATGCATTACACAAAATACCTGAGGTTGGATCCGTACCATGATGTGAAAAGCTAAATTTATCATCATAAACTACAACTCCACCAGTTGTTGAACCTTCTAAATATGTGTACCTTGTATCATCAGCACCTGCAGCATAAACATCATTTAAAAACTCTGATATTGCTTCGCTAATACTATAGGTCCTGCAAAAAGCACCTATAACACCTTTTTTTTCTAATGGATCCTCTTGCTTTTTAATAGCTGAATTTAATTTTGCTCTAGCTCTTGAACTTTCTGGCCAATAACTTACATCCTGCCAACCAAATGTATATCTTTCTAATATTTCATCAGGATTAAGCCAATGTAAGTCTTGTACTTTAAATACATATTCACCATCACTTGAAGTTGATGGCCAATACATTAATCTACATGGTTCATATGTTGTATCATCAAACTGATCTATTCCTAAATCGTCAGCGATCATTCTAGCTATAGCTTGATATTCATCTGGTAGAACTGGCCTACTTAAAGGAATCACAAGTCTTAATCTTTGGTTATCAGATGCATGAGTATGAGTTGAATACATGACCACTGAAAAATCCCATAATAACTCTATGCTTGACCAAACATCACCATTAACATAATCTAAATCTAGTGTTAATAAAGTTCTGTTAGCAACATTCTCAGCCTTTCTACGACCATTTTTTAATGATCCTCCAACAAAACCTCCTACGTCCTTGATTCTATCTCTATCAGTCTTTGGCATCTTCTTATATTCTGCATAAGTTTCAGGTGTCCTAGTTGTATGGCTTAACTTTTCAATCAAGGCTGAGTAAAGCATATTTTTATTTTTCCATTGCTTTGATGTCCTACTTCTTCCAGTAGCTATTGCTATTTGGCCATCATATTTTACTTTTACTATTGGATTATCATTCAATATAGATTCCAAAGTATAATCCTCCTTTCTTGCATCTGTTTTTAAATTCATTAAATCCTATTAATCATCATATACATTAAACAATGGCACCAGTCGGTGCTAGGGCCTTTCTTCCTCCAATATATTAAGTAGGAAGGGAGGTGAAGCTTATGAAGTACAGATTAGACGAAATTGTAAGAGTCAAAATGGAACTTTCAATAAAATTCAATCTATCAAAATTGAATATATTGGAGATTTTCATATTACTAGATATGGTTTATAAAATAATCTCTCACTTATTCTAATTTTGAAAGATTCCTAGCACCTAAATACTGGTGTCATATTTATTTATCATAAATCAAAGGCTTTCTTTAAGCTTTTTAGCTCTTCTATCTTTTTAACTACTGTCTCAAGTCCTTGACTAACTGTTATGTTTATTTCTTTATCAACTATACTTCTGAATGCATATTCTAAATTAGGATGATAACTTATAGTTTTCCATTGCGGTTCTACTACTTCACCATATTCCTTTGGTTTTGGGTAGTATTTTTCTTTTACTACAACATTTAAAGGATCTGCAGTTTCTATCTTATATTTATCATTAAGTGGTATGCCAACTGGCTCTTCATCTAATCCCAAAAACTCTAGATCATCCATGAGTTATTCCCTCCATATTTCTTGATTTTAGCTAGCATCATTTATTTCATCTGCAATAAAACTCGCTGTATCATACCTAATATCTGTATCTAAGGAATTATCACAAATTCGATATACTGGTATTGTGCTATAACCTCTAGTAGCTAAATCATATAAATCAAATTCTTCAACAATTAATTTATCTGCATATCTATCACATATAATTTCTGTAATCCTATCTACTTTAGGTTGTAATGTATCTAACACCTTGTTTGTTATATATGATTTTTTTATGAAATGATTATACTCATCCGTATTAATAAAATATTTTAAAGAAGAAACGAATATCTCACGAATTTGAGTTGGTGTTAATGCATCAAGCTCAAGCCCTTTTGGTTCCCCATAAATACCATTTGTTCGCTCCATCCATTTTTCCATATTAGCGGGCTTAGGAGTATATTTATTAGCATGTACTGTATCAATGTCAAGTTGATCTGGTGTTATACCTACTCTTGTTATCGTTACTCCTAAATCATAACAACCTAAAGCGTGAAGTATATCTTCCACTTGCTTCTCTAAAGCTTCTGCTATATAGTATCCGGCTGGGTCATAATCTGTCATAGTCAAAATATGAATATTAACGAATGAGTTATACATTTGCTTTTTACGTAATATCCCTCTTACTAAAAGTTCCATAGCTCCTAAACTATTTTGTCCTTTGCAGCTGATACATGAACAACCAAAAAGTTTAGCAATATCTGAAATAATGTTGTATACTGTATCTTTCTCAGTTGCAATTATTATATTAGGATATGGTGCGGTTGTAATTTGATTTCCATAGGTACTTATATGTTCAATATTGTATAAATTTGATGGATTTCTTTTTTGTCTACTTGTATCAGATATATGCAAATCCTTATAGGTAATCAAACCTCTTCTTAATAAATCTGCGACATACTTACTTAGTGTTGCATCCCATTTAGTTAACCCCTCCTCTGTTTGGTCTGCTGCATCCAGTAACCCAAGTTTATCCAATGTGGGCTTAACTGTTGAATACCATAATCCTCTAAGTGTTCTATCATAATCTATAGTTGAGAATTCTTTTTCATTCATTATGATACTTCTCATTAACACAGATTTTTTAGTCCCAGTTGGAAAATATTCTCTGAGCTCATTTTCATTCATATCTTTAACGTAATATGGAAGTCTTATAATAAAATCATTTTCATTCATAAAATAATCACCCCTTTAATTTAATCCTTCATATAATAGCTACACTCATAACCATCTGCTCTAAGTGGTAAGCCTTTTGCCCATTCAATTGATTCTCCGAATATATTGCATATTTCTTCAACACTACCTTTTTCTTTAGGTACATCCATAATAATTTCATCATGTACATGCATTACAATGTCATATCCCACTGCAGTAACTTTAAACATTGCTTCTGCTAAACAATCTCTTGCAACAGCCTGAACAATATTTTCTACAAGTTTTGGTCCATAAGTATCTAACCTTTTCCATTGCTTACTTGTTTGTTCCATGCCTTCATATGTTATCTTGTCACCGCTAAAAGTCTCATGTGGTTCAATCTTTGGCCTTATATAGCTTAGCTTTCTTCCTGAAGGTAATTGTATAAATAAAACTCCAGGATCATATATAAATTTAATACCATGATGCAATGTTACTGTTGTCTTTTCTCTAATAGCTTTTTTAGCTGCTTTATCACAATCCCACCAAAACTTAGTTATATTAGGATTTGCATTTCTCCAATGTTGTACTAGCTCTGGAAGTTCTTCTCCTGGAATACTTTTAGCTTTATCCATTGATGCAAGAGCTCCAACACTTCCTCCATAACCAAGCGCAAGTTCTGCTATCTTTCCCTTTTGTCTTAAGTCAGAACCCTTTTTAATGCTCTCTATTGGCACATGAAACATCTGACTTGCTGAAGCTTCATATATCTTTCCATGCGTTTTAAAGACTTCTAATCTCCATTCTTCTCCTGCAATCCATGCAATCACTCTTGCTTCAATAGCACTAAAATCTGCAACTATAAATCTATTTCCTTGTCTTGGAATAAATGCTGTTCTTATGAGCTGACTTAATGTATCTGAAACACTATCATATAAAAATTCAATTTGTTCAAAGTCACCGTTTCTTAATAGCTTTCTAGCATCATCTAAGTCAGGTAAATGGTTTTGTGGAAGGTTCTGAACTTGTACTAATCTTCCTGCCCATCTTCCTGTTCTATTAGCTCCATAGAACTGCAATAGTCCTCTTACTCTACCATCATTACATCTAGCGACTTGCATCGTCTGATATTTCTTAATTGAGGTTTTCCCCATAAGCTGCCTTAGTTATAGTATTCTTTTTACTTCATCTTTTCCTTGAGTCTCTGCATCTTTTATCAATGTTGGCATAATATCCTTATTTATGCTGCCAACTGCATATCCTATTCTTTTACCTATCCATTCTTTTAATTGAGCAGGACTATTTGTATTAGATAGTCCAGTTAACTCTCTAGCTTCACTAATTAATATTTCTTGGTATTGTTCATCACACTCAATAGCTTTTTTAATAAGTTCTAGATCTACACCAACACCTCTATCATTAATGTGTTGATCCAGTTCCCATAATTGTTGTTCTTTATCTAAAGTTTTATATTTACTCAACTTATTTCTTATATCTCTTTCAACTTCAACATCTTGTTTACAATATAATTTAAAGGTTTCCCATTTATCTGGTGCATGTTCTGGTAGATTTCTAACTCTTTGGCCATTTGTCTTAGTTGATTTGCATGGCTTACAAAAGTATTTAATTAAGTCTTTACCTTCTTTCATCTTTTGCTTATCTTCTGCAAAATGAAGTGCCTTGCCTACCATTTCAAGTGAACCTGGTAAACCCATTGTTAAAGCTTTAATCATTGTACATTGCCAATCCTCAGCTGTTATCCCATTTATTAAATATCTTTTCAAAGTATTAATTTCAAAATTGGCATTAAATGCTGATTTAATTATTCCTGGATTTAATAATGCTGTCTTAACTTTTTGTGGCCATTCTTCACCATTCTTAAAATCTATAATTTTAACTGGTTCATCATTGAAAGCATATGCAAACAGTAATATTTCAAATGATGGGTGCTCACAATATTTATAAGCACCCACATCCTTAATATCTAAGTCACAATATGTTTCAACATCTATGCTTAGAATATCCATAATCTTAACCTAAGAAATCATCTTCTGAAGAACCTACTGCAGTAAAATCATCTTCTGCTCTTGTAAATCCTCCAAGTGGTTCCCCATCTTCTAATTTTTGAACATTACCAAGACCTGCAGCTACACCTTTATTTCCATTTGCATTGTAAGCATAAAAGTTAAGAGTTAATCTACCATAGCAACCTGAATAGACTTCTGTTGCATCTAATATAGGTTGTACATTTTCATCCACTACACCAGGCTTGTTCTTAGAATTTGCATTTAAGAAATAGCATCCTACATATGCTTCATCATCTGGTCTTTCTGTATCTCCATCTCTTAAAGGTGTTTTTAATGTTGGTGGCACTTTTCCTCCCCACTTACTAGCTCCATCTTTCTTAGCTTGTTCTGTAGCTTCCTTAATAGCTTTTAATGTTTCAGTATCAGTCTTTGGGATAATTACAGATACACTGTATTTAGGTTCATTTCCTTCTATCGCATGTGGCTCAAAAAGATGAGCATAACTTAATCTAACCTTTCCTGTAGTTACCTTTGTTCCTGTTCTTGTTGCTTTAACGTTCATAATTTCATTCTCCTTTTTCTTTAATATATTTTTATTGCTTTCATGCGTATTGTTTATTTTTCTTACTTCAAATCTTCACTTGTAAGCATCTTTGCCTATTTTCTTAAATAGCTTCTTTCGTGCTTTGTTCTTTGTTTCTTCGCAGATTCCAAATTGAAACGCTTTAGCATAAGTATTATAGATACCATACATATCAACACTTACCCCATAAAGTCTGCTTTAGCAGGATTGTAAGGCTCTCTTTTATCTGTTATAGGTGCTAGAGTTGGTTTGCCTGGTGGTTTTTCAATATATTCACCTAGTAACCTTTGAACTTCCTTTTTACCTATAGCTGTTTCCATATTAGTAATGCCTGTAAGCTTTTTGGTATATATAATATTCTCTATGAAACCTTGCTGAATAAGTATTTCCCCAACTTTCTTTTCATCTGTCCATTTCCTATTACTTTTACCCTCCACAACTTTAAATCCTTCAAAGTTATCTCCTTTTAATGCTTGTTCTAAAGCAAAGTTTTTTACATCTGTCACCCATTCGATAACTTTATCTGCAATAGTTAAAATATCTGATATCTCTGAATCGCTTAAAAAATTAACATTAGCAAATTCATATTTGGCTACTTCTAAATTCTTATCTGCTCTAGCTTTACATACTGCTTTAGCTTTGCAGAATTTGCAGTGATCTCCTGCGCAAAATTCTCCTTTGCCTTTAATAGCTAGCTCTGCTCTTGGCTTAACATATTCATCTGCCCACTTAATTAAATCTTCAACTGTCATTTCATCAGTATTTATCGAATCAAGTCTTGGCTGAATAATTGTCATTTTTACATTTTGAATATCATACAGAAAACTAAATTCTGTTATTGCTCCTAATGCATATAGTCTCATTTGTGAATTATCTATAGCTGATACTTGAACACCCTTGCCATACTTTAAATCACATATTTCCATAGTTCCATCTGCAATTATTACAAAGTCCCCAGTTCCAAATCCATCTGGAACCCACTGACTAAAATCTAACTTTTGCTCTACTATAGCTATTGCATCAGGAGTTGTTGCTTTTGCTACAGCAACTTTCTCCATACAAGTATCTGTATAAATCTCAACATAATCTGGCATATCATTTGTGTATAACTCATTATTGGATATAAGCTTTTTCACCTTGCTATCATAAGTTCTTTTAGTTATTTCTCCGAGTTGATACCTTAGACTTAATTCACCAAGCTCATGTGCTAATGTTCCTTCTTCTGCGAATATACTTGTCCTATTTTCAAATCCTTTTTCTAGTTCAACACTAGGTGGACAGTTAAGCCACCTATGTGAAGAACTTGCGCTTAATATTGCATGTTTAGCCATTATAGCAACGCCTCCACATCCTTATATACATCTGCATAACATTCTTCTTTTAAATCAGGAATTTTAGCAGCACCATAATTGCTAACTATGTTTTTAACTTCTACTGACTTACCTGCTTTTATAGCCTTTTGGCATAATGCCCTTACCATTTCCTTAGTAATCTCAGCTTCTACTTCTTTATTATCTTCTGCTACCTCTGCATCTTTGGTTGCTTCTTTAGATTCTGTGTCAACTCCAGTAACCTCTGCCTCAGCTTTAGGTTCCTCATCCTTTTTAATTTCTTCCTTAGGTGGTTCCTCTTTTTTAGTTTCAGCTTTATTCTTTTTAGGCTTTTCAGTTACTGGCTTAACATCTTCCTTAGGTTCTTCACCTGGTATTACTTGTTCTTTAATAGGTACAATCTCTTTAGCAGCTCCGAACATTCCCACGAAACTTAATAATTCTTCTCTTGATTCAAATTCCACATTCATCTTCATAATATAATTCCTCCAAATTTAATTAATTTTTTAATTCTTATGTCATTCTCCTAAGAAATCATCTACATCAAATTTTTCTTCTTTAGGTTCTTGCTTCTCTTTTAATTTAGGATCTAACTTTTCAGTAGTACAAAAATATTTAAGCCTTAATTCAAGTTTTAATTTTTCTATCCCATTGTTCCAGTCATGAAAGATTTCTTTTGATCCATCACCAACTGGTGAATACTTGTCACAAGGCTTATTGCAACTTCTTGTATGATAAGGACAAATACCATCTGTACCACCATATAGAAATGAGCAATTATTCATTTCCATTTTTACCTTTGTGCCATAACCCATTAATCAAAACCTCCTAAGAACATCTTTTCTTCAAAAGCTTTAATATCTAGAGTAATATTTTTAACAATCCATTTCTCAGCTTTCTCAATATGAATTTTACTTTTTGAATATCTACTAAATACCCCTATACTGTAGGAGCTGCTAGTCGGAACAACTAATATGTCACCTTCAACTAAATCGTCCATATCGGTAAAGTACGAATATTCTTGGTCAAAGCTTCCTCTTTGAAATTTGATTAATGCTATATTTTTAATTGTAATCACCTCATTTTGTGATATAATAAACTTGATTATTTTATTATGCCATTTGGACTACTTTGGTCGGTGTCCTTTGGCTTTTTTCTTTGTCTATTTTTAAAATTAGGTTTGCACAGCTTGTACATATATCAATGAATTTCTTAGATCCTGTAGTCTTACCAAATCCAATTCTATTGAATTTAATATCTTGATCTGTTGCTGCTAATATATCCTTGAACTGCTCAGTAGTAGTCTTAGATTTTAGTTCTCTTAGAAATTTATAAACCATAATCTAAACCTCCAATGCTTCTATTTCTAAAGTTTCAGCTTTTGTATAATAATTCTTCGCTCCTGCTATAACTCTAGTAACATTTACATTTTGTGCTTCTAGCTTTTTAACAAGCTCTTCACTATTTACAATCTCATTATCTTTCTCAATCTTATCCAATAAAGCATCAAGCTCTATTTCAGCTAGGCTTGTCTCGATTTCAATGTATTTAAGTGAATTTCTAGTTTCATCAACTGATAGTTTGTACTTTGACATCCTCTATTCCCTCCTTAAATTTATTTTTCTGTTCCAATTCCTCACCATTAGCCCTTAACTGGTGTGTGGTTTATTTGCTAAGGCTCAACTATTAAATATTTATGTAATGTCATATTACATAAGGCTATCTAGCCTATTTATCTTATGCTTTTTGCAACCTTCTCTTGTAATGTTCCATGAGAATACTTAGCCTTTTAGGTCCCAATTGCTTTTCTAGAATATCAATAACAACTGGTGTACTACTATCTATGAAAATTCTTTTTCCCTCTTCTGTCGTTGGATAAAATATTTCACCAGTTATAGGTTTTTGATTTTTTCTTTTTGGTGGTCTTCTTCCTTCCATATAACTTCCCCCTGAAACTCACACATTACATGATATGTTGCCACCTCATTTTAGTGCTAAATTTAAAACCGAACATTTAATTTTTATATTGTATTTCCGTCATTTTTAAGCAAATTTAAATCTATTTCTAATGTTTTAGCTAGTAAAATCAAATTTTCTGTGCTCGGGGTATATCGTCCACGTTCGATATCTGATATAAAATTTCTGGATATGTTTACTTTTTCAGATAATTCTTGCTGAGTTAATGATTTTTTAATTCTAGCTTTTTTAATAACTTCACCTAATATTTTTGAAACTTCATTACTCATTTTCATCTCTCCTTTCAATATTATTGTATTGTATTTCCGTCATTATGTAAAAAAGTATTTTACAGTATTTCCGACCATAATGGCGCAAGATTAAAAAATAGCTTGCTAATTCTCTTAAATGCTTATTTTTACTTGTATTTCCGTCATTCATTGTATTGTATGTCCGACTTTTTATGGTTATAATATAATCATTAAGTCGGTTAACCCGACAGCGGAGGTAAAAAATGGACATTGGTGCAAAAATTAAAGAACTCAGGAATTCCAATAAATTAACACAGGTTGAGCTTGCAAAGAAAGCTAATATTTCTCGTTCATATTTAGCTGATCTTGAAAAAGATAGATATAACGCTAGTTTAGATACTTTAAAATCAATAGCAAATGCTTTAGATGTTCCAATAAACGTATTCTTTGATGGTGAGACTTCTGAAAAAGAATCAAAGGACTATTTTTTTGAACAGTATTTAGAAAAGCTAGGCTTTGAAATAATTTATGATGATGTAGATGGATATTTAATTCTTAATACCTCAGATGCGCAATATGAAATATCACCTATGGATTTAGATAATCTTCAAGAAAATATAGATTCATTTATCAAATTTAAAATATCCGAAATTGCAAATAAATGCAGAAAATTCCCCAATACTGCGCGTAATGATATGCCTATGGCTGCTCATAATGATTTTGAAAATGATGCTGAAGAACAAAGATTGATGAAAGAAGATTTAGACGAACTTTAAGGATGTGATTATTTTGAACCAGTTTGAACAGCTATTAGCTGAAAGTGAAAAAGATAATATTATCGTTATAGAAAAGCATTTTAAATCTCGAGCTAAAGGGTTGTGTAAGGGTAATAAAATTGGTTTAAGTAAAACGCTAACTACAATTGCCGAAAAGTCTTGCGTGTATGCTGAAGAACTTGGTCATTACTACACAACAGTTGGAAATATTATAGATAAATCAAAAATAGAGAATAGAAAAAAAGAAAATATTGCAAGAGCCGTTGCCTATAACAAATTGTGTAGCATACCAATGATTGTCGAAGCGTATAGAAATGGTATAAGCGATAGATATGAACTAGTTGAATATCTAAATATAACAGATAGATTTCTTGATGAGGCAATAGAATACTATCGAGGCAAATACGGACTATATACTCAGTGTGACGGAGTCATAGTTAAATTTGAGCCTACTTTTGGTATTCTTGATACAACTATTATTTAGATCATTATGAGAGGAGCCATAATTATATATGTCTAAAGTAGCAATATATTCACGTAAATCAAAATTTACAGAAGAAGGCGAATCCATAGAAAACCAGATAAACATGTGCATTAATTATATTAAAAACATTCTAAGCATAGATGACTATGAGATATACGAAGATGAAGGATTTTCTGGAGGAAATACTAACAGACCTAAGTTCCAAAAATTGATGAAGGATGTTAAAGACAATAAATTCACCCATCTTATCTGCTATAGGTTAGATAGAATATCAAGAAATGTAGCTGATTTTACCAATACTCTTGAGATATTAAATAAATATAATATTTCTTTCATAAGCATTAAAGAACAGTTTGACACCTCTACTGCAATGGGCAGAGCTATGATGAATGTATCTGCTACATTTGCTCAACTAGAAAGAGAAACTATTGCGGAGCGTATAAAAGATAATCTTAGAGAGCTTTCTAAAACTGGTAGATGGCTTGGTGGTCCTCCTCCACTTGGGTATGAATCTATAGAAGTTGAAAACAATGATTCTCAGGGTAAAAGTAGAAAAAAACATACACTTAAAATCAATGAAAATGAAATCAATATTCCTAAAATGGTTTTTGAGCTATTTATTAAATATAAGAGTTTTCAAAAAGTAAGTAGATTATTAGAGGGCCAGGGAATTTACAGTAGAAAAGGCCTTGTATTCTCTAGAGAACTTGTTAAACAAACAATAAACAATCCTGTTTATTGTATTGCTGATAAAAAACTTATAGAATACTTTAGAAATAATGGTGCTGAGACATATGGATCTGAAAACATAAATGGTATTAATGGTATAATGCCTTACAATCGCAGAAAAGATAATGGGAGCTTTAATAGTATTGATAATTGGATTATATCTATTGGAGAACATCAAGGAATAATCTCTGGTGATGTTTGGATTAAGTGTCAAGAAATAAGTAAGGAAATAAAAAAACAGGCTTCTAATAGGCAATGTACTAGTCAAGAAGCATTACTTAGTGGTCTAATTGTATGTTCAAATTGCAACTCTGGTATGGCTCCTAGACAAAATAAAAGCGGTAATTATACTTATAGATACTATTCATGTAATTTAAAAAACAAATCTGCTAATAGGTGTGATAATGATGCTTTAAATGCTTATGATGCTGAAGATTATGTTATAAAAAGATTGAATGAATTAACTCCTGAAGATATAATTCAACATTATGAAGAAATGAAAAAAAAGCAGTATATAAAAATAGATAATCAGAATCAAATAAATGAAAAACTGAAAGAAATTGAAAAGAATAAACAAACTATAAGTAATCTAGTAATGAAAATGGCATATTTAGAAAATGATCTTGCAATACTGGAACCATTCAAACTTGAAATAAAAAGGCTTTCAGATAGAAACATTGAACTTGAAAATGCTATTAAAATGCTCGATTCAAAAAATGGAGAGATTATCGATACATTTGAATCTTTAGATGAGATTCTAGAAAGCTTTAACACTTATAAGAAATTCTTTAATTTTACTGAAGATTTTGAAGAACGAAAAAGATTGATACGAAGCTTAGTTAAGTTCATTACCTGGGATTCAAAAACGAGAAAATTAGATTTAATATTAGTTGGCTCAGATAGGGAACGCCCAACCCCCGGTAGTTTACCTTTAAGTGATAGGAACAGAAGAAATGGCCCATGTAGAAATAATTGCTACAATGGTATATCAACTTATGGAAAACGCAACTATAGAAGAGATAAAAAAAGCAGGACTTGCTGGGCATTATGCTGA